TGTTCGATCGAAAACTACAAGATGCCGCAGAGTTTATCAATGTCTATGCCAAAGAATATTCAGTGTTGCCTGACTATGACATGGTCAATGCTACTTGCAGACTCGACCTTAAACGTCCAGAAGAAATCAAGGAAGGTCATAATGATTGGCTCATGGATGAGTTTGAATCTTTTACAAGGCATAAAGCATTAGAACGTGCTATCATCGATTCCGCAGATTTATTAGAAAAGAAAGACTACGGTCAGGTAGAAACAAAGATCAAAGAAGCTGTTCAAATATCTTTAACAAAAGATATGGGCACAGACTATTTTGAAGATCCTCGTGCTAGATTGATGCGTATTAAAGATAAGAATGGTCAGATCTCGACTGGTTGGCCAAGTCTCGATCGTAGACTATTCGGAGGTATGAATCGTGGAGAACTTAACATTTTTGCCGGTGGGTCCGGTGCAGGTAAATCCCTCTTTCTTGCTAATCTTGGCGTGAATTGGTGTTTACAAGGTTTGAACGTTGTCTATCTAACATTAGAACTTTCAGAAGATTTGGTAGCTATGCGTATCGATGCGATGACTACCGGTATTGGCACAAAGGAAATTTTCAAAGACCTTGACAACCTAGAGATGAAGGTTAGAGTCATTGGCAAGAAAGCAGGCGCACTACAGATCAAGTATATGCCCAGCGGTAAGACAGCAAATGATCTAAGAGCATACTTAAAGGAATTTGAAATCAAAACAGGTCGCAAGGTTGATGTTTTACTTGTTGACTATTTGGATCTATTGATGCCGATGAGTCGAAAGATTTCACCAGCAGACTTGTTTATCAAAGACAAGTATGTATCAGAAGAACTGCGTAACCTGGCAGTAGAAAAGAACTGTATCTTTGTAACTGCTAGTCAGTTGAATCGAGGTGCAGTCGAAGAAGTAGAGTTTGATCACAGTCATATTTCGGGCGGTTTATCAAAGATTCAAACTGCTGATAATGTGTTTGGTATCTTTACAAGCCGTGCTATGCGTGAGCGTGGCAGATATCAAATCCAATTGATGAAAACTCGTTCATCTAGCGGTGTTGGGCAAAAGGTAGATCTAGAATTTAATCTAGAAACACTGAAAATCACAGATTTGCCTGAAGAAGAACAAGAAAGTCATAACGGTGCTAGCAGGGGTAGTTCTAGCATCATTGATCAGATTAAACGCAAGACAGAAGTGCAGAGAGAAGAACCCACGGACGGCGACCCTGTTCCTAAAATCAAAGCTCGCGTAGAAAGCACCAAACTGCGTGAAATATTGAGTAATATGGGCGGGGACGATGAAGACTCACCGTTTTGAAATAGCTCGCTATCTTCCAGCAGACGTTGAGCCCGGAACTATCTGGATCGATTGGCCCAGCGTTCATCGTCAAGCAGGCCGCGATCATATACAGTGGCTTAAAGAACAAGATGTTTCTGAGTGCCAAATGATCGTAGAACGCAAAAACAATGATGGTTATCACTATCTCGTAGCAGAAATTTACTCAGATAAGTTAGCTACCATATACAGCCTTATGTGGGCTAAATAATGGATGCGCCTCAGAGAATTAAACGAAAGATCAGATATAGTAACAGTTAATCGTCAACTCAATCCTAAGATCTGGGAGGACGGTAAGCTCAAACTCGAAGTAAAATCCAAACTTGTAGAAATTGCCCGTGCATTTGAAGAATTCGTGGGAATAGAGCTTGAAGTTGAAGATTACACTATAACTGGATCTAATGCCAATTATACATGGACTGACTACAGTGATCTGGACCTACATCTTATTATTCCCGGTTCGCCCTCGGACGAACAACGAGAGCTTTTCAATGCTAAAAAGGCTCTTTGGTCGGAACAACACGACATCACGATAAAAGGTCTGCCTGTAGAGTGTTATGTTCAAGGCGCAGACGAACCACATCACTCAACTGGTGTTTACAGTTTGACAAAATCTGCATGGGTTGTAGAACCAAAGAAAGTTAAACCTGATGTAGACGACGCCAGCATAGAAGCTAAGAAAGATGCTATTCTAGCACAGATTGAACACGCTATGCTGTCAAAAGATATTGAAAAATTACGAACAGTCAAAGATAAAATAACACAGATGCGCAAAGCGGGACTGGAACGTGCTGGTGAATGGTCTGTGGAAAACCTAGTTTTTAAGATCTTGCGTAATCTAGGACTTATTGATCAAATCACAGAAAAAATAAGAGAGCTCGAAGATCAAGAGCTCTCTTTAGAACAACAGACTAACGTTTTAAATTAATCTTTACGACCACCAAACAACTGTAGCAGGCTAAGGAACAGATTAATAAAGTCTAGATACAGTGTTAGAGCACCCATAACTTCTGCCTTACCGTCAGTTTCATAGCTGACCATTTCACGAATCTTCTGTGTGTCGTAGGCAGTTAATCCTAAGAACACGATTACAGCGATCGCCGAAATCACCATCTGCATCACTGTGCTACCAATAAAGATATTGATCACACTGGCGATAATGATTGCGATAAGACCAATAAACATGAACTGACCGATGCTGTCTAGATTCTTCTTGGTGAAATAACCATAGAAGCTCAAAACACCAAATAACACTGCCGCACTCATAAATGCTGAAACGATGCTGCCTAGATTATACACCACAAAAATAGTAGCAAAGCTCAATCCCATCAATGCCGCAAATCCGTGCAAGAACAACTGTAGGGTAGATTTGCTCATACTGTCAAAGGCAAAGCCTGCGGCCAAGATAGCCACCAAGGGTGCAAAGATAACCACCCATTTCATAGCACCAGTGAAAAAGAATGCCATCAGCGCAGGCGAGCTGGCCACTAGCATACTAACGATCATGCTGGTCACTACTGCCAATCCCATATTGGCATAGACCCTGCCCATAGCTGAGTTAATTTGGCTAGCTGATCTGCTGATGCCAGAACTCATTGCTGTATCGAACATATTTGGACTCCTTAAAGTTGAAAGTAAGTATATTATACAGTATAATATTTAAACAGTCAATGAGAAATCAATTCAAAATGCGGATTTTTTTCGGTGATCGATAAATACGCATATAATACCTACAAGGGGCACGAATGTTACACGTAATCAAAGATCTACAAGACAATTTATTAAAGCTGATCAAGGATGATCCTGTTCGTCCGGAAATTCCTGCAGAATCCAGGGTCAATGGCAACAGCCGTATATTTGTGCTCAAAGATGACCAAGATCAACCCCTGGCAGTGACCTGCGTAAAGTTTCTAGAGCGTATTCCTGAATCAGTGGATCAATTAGCCGACACCGTTGTGAACACCAATACCGCAGTGTTCTATTCAATTTGGTCATATGCTGCGGGTGCTGGTCGCAGCCTAATTGAGCAGGCACAGGCTGAAATCAAGAAAGAACAGCCCCAAGTAGAAACCTTTGTTACACTGAGTCCAAAAACTGAAATGGCTCGTAGGTTCCATCATAAGAACGGCGCTGTCACTTATCGTGAAAACGCCGATTCAATTAACTACCTTTACGAAACTAAGGTCAGTCGCGATTCTGAGCCACAGAAGGCTCATAGTCAATAACTTCACCAATCCAAGGCTCTTTGGTTTTAGCAGTTAATTTATCTGCTAGCTGTTGAGCCTTTTCTTCGGCGATAAAACGCTGCGATTCTGTGAGACGATCACCGGTTAGATCCTGGATCTTTTGACGCTGCCCTGTGAGCAGATTACGAGCTGTGGGTAATAGATAGTTTGCCATAATAATATTTATATCAAATGCTGTGCTAGAACCATCAAGCTCAACCATGTCCACATGGTGTTGAATCCTACCAGTGTGGGCAACAGTTTCTTATTTGAAGCCCAGATCAAGGTAAGGCTTGTGAGCAGGGTAAAGAAATAGAGCCACCATAGCTGTATGCCAAAAATCAAGCCCGGAATGATGATCACGGCCTTGGCCAGCCATGAAGCGAATTCCACGATGTTGTAGTTGGTCCAATATTCGCGAGTAAACCACATACCATAGCATTCTTTGATCTTGTCAAATCCGCTGTGACGATAAACTATAGCGATCAATATCACAGATACCACACAGGCGAATAAGACCTGTTC